TACTTATTTATATGATTATATGAGTGGTGAAACTATATTTATAGATATGGATGGAAACTTAGATATGAATGTATATTTACCTAATGCTAGAGCAGGGTTAAACTATACTATTGTAAATAAAAACATTAGTGCTGGTACTGGTAATTTAACTATTAATGCTCTTGCATCTGATACAATGAAAGTTATTAGTACAGCTCCTCAAGCTGTAGCTAACACTGAAACAATTAAATTAACATTTGGGGCAGCAATAGTTACTGGTAATACTATAAGCATAAGTATAATGGGTCAGACAATTACAACAGCTTTTACTACTAATAGTGATACTACTATGGCAGAATTTGCAGCTTCAATACAAGCTGTATCTCAAGTATCTACTGCAGTAGTAACACAAGTAGCATCAGCTACAAATAATGATCGTATAATTTATATTTCTGCTGCAGATACTTTTGTAGGTAATACTTTAAAAGTACATAGCCCAGTTGTTACTGGAGGATCAAGTCAAGCTATAATTCAAGTAACTACAGAAAGAGCAGCAAGTACTTGGACAGGATTAACTCATGTAAACAATCAAGCAGCAGATTATATTCAAATTGATACTGATGTAAGTCCTGGAGGAGAGTGGATTGAACTTATTTCTGACGGAACCTATTGGTATGCTAAAATAACATCTATATCTGCAGAGGGAATAACACCTGCAGGTTAAGATAAAGATTAACCTTATTTATAAATGGGCGGTATTAACATACTGCCCATTTTAATCTAAAAATTAAATTATGTTAAAATATATATGTAAATGTGGAAAGAAAAAAGAACTATCTAGAGCTACTTTAAAAATAATTGGTGGTAAAGTGCAAACACAAGAGGCATTATGTGAGTGTGGTAACTATATGCAAGAATATGAAAAAAATTTTGGAGGATTTCCTAATATAAAAAGAACAGAACCTACTCTAAATAAAAATTAATTAAAAATCGTTTGGTTGTGTAACAAAAAAGTTTATATCTTTGTCAAAAATTAAAAATATATACGATTATGACGTTTACACCAAACAAAAATTGGATACTTATACCAGATCCAACCAAAACTAAGACAGATTCAGGAATTATATTAGATGAGGCTACCGCAAAGTCTCAAGCTACTAATGTGCTAGTTGTGCATTCAGTAGGACCTGAGTGTGAGTTCGTAAAAGCAGGGGATACAATTATGATTGATCCTAGAACAGAAGCTGTGAGAGCTCCTATTGAAGATACTACGTATTTATTAATCCAAGAGTTTCAAGTATTAGGTAAATTTTAAAATGGAACTTAACGGAACAGTTACAATCAGTCTTAAAGACTACAATAAACTTACACAAGCTTATCCTAAAGTTGAACAATCTAGAATAAGTTTATATGAGGCTTCTAAAGAAATAGAAGTCTTTTTATCTTTTCTTTGTACTAGAGAAACGATAGATGATTATGTTGGAGAGTTTAATAGACAATCTCAACATGCTCAAATTATTATTGTAGATGATAAGGCTAAAATAAAATTTAATGAAGAGAATAACAATAAAAGCTGATACAACTTTAAAATATTTACAGCTGTGGAATGGAATATTTAATCTAACAGATATGGAAATACAAGTATTATCTGCACTGATAGATAAAGCAGAATCTTTAGATGACATATGTAATGCGTCTTTAAAAAAATCTGCGGCTGTAGTTTTAAAAATAGATGATTATAGAACTTTAAATAATTATGTAAAAAGATTAAAAGATAAAGGGGCTATAAATTTAAAAAATAAAATTTATAAATTAAATACATTATTAAATCCAAAATTAAATGAAGTTTACATCACTATTCAGCATGATTAACAATGAACTAATAACAATTTACCCAAACAGGTATTTTGTTATTATGATTCATCAAGATATGAAAGGTAAGTTTAATAAGTTAGAAATAGAAAGTTTATATGACGAAGAAACCAAAGAAGCCATCTTTGATTACGATGGTGAAAAATTTTGCTAAAGATTCAGCACAATTTATAAAACAAGGAGCACCTATGTGTTCTACAGAAGAATTTGAAGAAAGAATGACTATCTGTAAGTCATGTAAGCATTTAACAGAAGAAGATAAATGTGGGTTATGTGGATGTTTTATGCCTGTAAAAGCTGGATGGAAAACAACAGAATGTGCAGATAATCCTAAACGTTGGCATGCATTAATAGGTCCAGATGCTCCAATAGATTTAGTAGATTCTGAAAGTAAAGATATTAATCCTGATGACGTAGTTACAATAAGTGGTCAATCAGCAGAAACATTAGCAAAAATAACAAGAGACAATATAAATAGATTAAAAACTAAAAGTGGTAAAAAATAAAAAAGATCTTATATTATTTCTTGCTGATAAGTATAATTTAACTATTAAAGAAGTAGAAAAAATAGTAATGCATCAATTTAAATTTGTTGCAAATATAATGAGTAAAGGAAATTTTGAAACTGTAAGACTTCCATATTTTGGAAAGTTTTCAGTTAATAAAAAAAGAGTTAAGTTTATAAATAAATTAAAAAATGAAACCTCAAAAAAAACGAGTAAAGATTAGATCTATTTTTCATAACTATATATCTGTAGTTAAGAAGGGAGACACATTATATCGTATGAGTCCAAGAGGTGTTTTTGATGAAGGTAGGCCTAATTTTACAGATTGGGAAATATTAATAGATGATATGTATGCTAGTGGAAATGATGAAACTTTTTATGTTAAACATTATACACATGGTCCAACTCCTGTTAAACAAATATTAGAAAATAATATAATAGTAGATAGAAATTTAGATGATTTTAAATATATCACTATTGCTAGTGGAAATAAAATAGAAGCTTGTAAATTAAGATTATTAACTTTGATGAAAGGTTTAGATTTTACAGTTAATGTAGTTATAGAAGGAACTAAAATAGAAGTTCCAAATACTGCTAATAAAAAACTTTCAATAGAAGATGCAAAAAAATTAGTACAAGATCCTGGAAATTATTTTAAATTAAAAGATGATTAATAAAGAATTACTAGAAATAGTAGACAACAAAGCAGTGCCTAGTCCTTATACAAAAACTATTAAGGAATTTAAAGATTTAGATTATAAGTCTCTAGCGTATGTATATTTTATGGTAGATTATAGATCTCCTTATTCAGTTTATGAATATCAAGAACGTAAGAAAGAGATAAAAAACAGTATCTTTGACAAAAATTGGAAAGTAGATTCTAAAATAGATGCAGCTTGTTTAAAGTATGCAGAATTAATGGAAACCTCTGCTGTAAAATTATTAAAAGCAGCTAGAGAATCAATTATTAAATTAGAAAAATACTTTAGAGATATTGATCTTACAGTAGCAGATGATAATGGCAAACCTATATTTCATGCTAAAGATTTAATAAATAATTTAGAAAAAATGGGTAAAGTTGTAGAAGGTTTAACTAGATTAGAAGATCTTGTAAGAAAAGAAGAACAAGCCAACAATAGTAACAGAGGTGGCGTAGAAGTAAATAAATACAGTATGTAATGGATGACTATAAACAATATGAAGAAGATTTAGAATTATATAGTAAAGCTATGAATAATGCTTATTACTTAATAACTAAACAAAGAACTTTAGATGATATATATTATGAACTAGAGAGTAAAGAAATATCAACTTTTCCATTACCTTTTAATCCAATAGAAGAAGATGGTAAATCTCATGATGTACTTGATGTTTTAATTGAATATTTTACATCTACTGAAGAATATGAAAAATGTTCTAAGTTAGTAAAAATTAAAGATCTATGTCCGAGAAATTTCTAGACATAGATAGAATAAGACCAGCTGCTAAATTTTTTGAAGAGAACGGATACTATACAGAAAGTCTTCCTGGAACTAAAGATTATTATGATCACTGGGATGAAGAACAAAAAAGATGTCTATATGGTTATATGATAGATGACATTCACGTTACAGGCTTTCATTATTTTTATTTAAACTATTGTCCTATTGATAGAGCTGTAGATGAGATATTACCTGATGGAACTACTCAATCTAAACGTGAAAGAACATTCCCTAGATTTTATGATGGTGATTGGGAATATTTTCAAGAAATAGATAAAGCAAGAGCTAGCAATAAACATATGATTGTATTAAAAGCAAGACGTAAGGGATATTCTTACAAAGCTGGATCTATGTTAGCACGTAATTATTTCTTTGTACGAAATAGTAAGAACTTTGTATTTGCTGGTCAGAAAGAATATTTAATTGGTGATGGACTACTCTCAAAAGCTTGGGAGTTTTTATCTTTTATAGATGACAATACAGCATGGGCACAACCTAGACTTAGAGATAGAGAAATGAGTAAAATGTCTGGGTATAAAAAAAAGATTAATGGTATTGAGATAGAAATGGGAATGAAATCTCAAATTATGGGAGTATCATTAAAAGATGCACCAGATAAAGTAAGGGGTAAAGCAGGAGAGCTTATATTTTTTGAAGAAGCAGGTTCATTTCCAGGATTATTAAAAGCATGGGAAGTAACAATGCCAACAATGAGACAAGGAGCAAAAACATTAGGAATGATGATTGCTTTTGGTACAGGTGGTACCGAAGGAGGAGATTTTGAAGCAATGGAAGAAATATTTTATAATCCAGCAGCATATGATTGTATGGATTATGAAAACGTATGGGATGAAGGAGCAATAGGTACAAGATGTGGATACTTTATACCTATACAAAAAAATTTAGATGGATTTATAGATGGTAATGGAAACTCGCAAGAGGATCCAGCAGTAGAATATGAAAAAGGAATGAGGGAGAAAAAGAAGGGTGCAGCAGATGCCAAATCACTAGACCAATACATCGCAGAGCACCCTTTCTCTCCTCAAGAAGCTACATTACAAGTTACAGCTAACTTATTTGATATTGCTACTTTGCAAGAACATTATAATAATATTAAAGCAGGAAATTTACATACAAAAGGAACTCCAGGTA